ATTTTGTGGACCGTCCAAGTGCGCGTTTCCTCATTAAAGGACTCCTCCGCCTGTGAAAACGCAAAACTCATCTTGTCAATCAGACCTTCTCTTACCATCTCGTATAAATCACGACCGGCGGTCGTGTTTGCGAGCTTTGCTCGAATGTCAACACCGCCATCTTTAATATCCAGTGTCAACGTTCCATTTTTGGTGCGTGCTACACACGCATTGTCATTGTGATTCACTTTTAAGAAGCAATCACGGGTATCGGTTGCATCTAGTGCACCTTTTTTAATAATTTCTTTGTATTCGATCCCATTGTCTTTAAATAAGACAGTCTCTTGATCAAATACAATTGCTCGCCCCTCGATAATCATCTCATCCGACTTATCGGGTAATTCGATGGATCGAACATTAATAATTGGGTGACGATAATCCTTTTTCAGTGGTTTTGGCATAGATCTTTCCTCCATTTCATTTGAGGCAAACCATTCCTTGATAATTGTTCGCCATTCTTCTTTCTCAGATCGTGTCTCATCTTGTTCCAATCTTGATAGGCATTCATCCTCTCCTGGATTCAATTCGATGTACTCAGGATTAAATGAAGAAAGCTGTTCGCGCAATGAACCATTTACACGGCTCTTGATAATATAGGCATTGCTCACTTTTGAATCGCCTAAAAATTGAAGAACTGCATCTAATGTGTTCAATGCCAGTTCATGAGAAACATGCTTTTGAACATAGCGCTCTTTTCGAAAAGAAAATGCGCCAATCAGCGCATCATAGTCATAAACCATATCGTTGGATTCCATGTGTTTTGCGACATAGGTTGTTTTACCACCGCAGGGTGGTCCATGGACTACAATCATTTTCATGGTTCAATTTCCTCGTTATCTTTATTCGTACCAACGTCTTGATACTCATCTAGGTTTTTGCTGTTGGTAAAGTTTAGATTCGCGTATTCCTTTTCTCCATTTTCGGTGATTGGCATGCCCAATAATCTCATGACATCATTAGGCCGGAAACTCGGTAATTTCAGATATGCATTTGCGACTTTAATCTTCGTGCTCATGCTTGTCGCTTTTAGTCGGTCATTTGCAATTGCAATTCGATTACCATGAGAAATCTCAGTTTTCGAAAACAATTTGAAGGTAAGCTCTTGCTCTAGTTTATTGATGAATGGCGATAGACTAGATTCGTAGTAGGATTGCCATTGATCCTCTGTAAAACTAGCATTCACAATAGGCTGTGATATCCCGAGATAGTTGTAAATTTTGTCTTCGAAGATCCTCATTTCATCAGCATTCGCATATTTTGCCTTAGATTCTACAGGGACTAATTCTTGAGCACCATCTAAATAGATGACTCCTGTTCCTGATCCACTTTTTAGGTAAGTTTCTGCGAATTTATTAGTACGTCGCTCTTTTTCATCATCCGATAGCATCGTTCCCGACTTAACAATGAAGCGGATGTACGCGGATGATTTTACTGCAGCTTGAATTCCTTCGTAGTTCATTGAAATAATATCTAGAACCTTCTTGATCGCTGAATTGCTTTCGCCTAGAATATTAGGCCCTGCATTGCGCGCGAGGTGAATCACATCATCAAGCTTGGCGTACTTTGTCACTCCATTTAATTTGAAACTAATGACTGGGTCGCCCTGCTCTGTTACCCTGAAATCCACATTGTTTTCATAAGGGTCAAGGATCCATAGTGCTTTTAATGGCTCCTTGGCTTGTAGATAATCCCATTCAATCCAAATAAATGCGTTGTTAGCGCTATAATACTGGTTGGCCACGCGCTCCCAAAAGGCAGAAGCATTTGTTGTGGGGTTCGGTCTTAATGACAAGATTCGGTTGATATAATCCTTTTTTGCATCTGTAGAAGGAGCATCTTTGCTGAAGACTTCAGGAGTAAGTACTGAAGCATGCCGAGCATGTGCATTGATACATGCGTTGTAAACGTCGTTGAGACTTGTGTCGTAATAATCGCTAAAGGAAGCATTCAGTAACTGTGCGAGCGTTGTAGCTGCGATTGTTTTTGGCTTTCGCTTTGCGATTAGAAAATCCATTATTCCCATGTTTTATCACCATCCTTACTTGCTCGTTAAGACTTCACGATTGTTACAGTATCCAACGTAAGAGTTCAGAATAACTGCCATCCCGTCAATTTTTCGAAATTGCTGATCATTGGCTTTCTTAGGCATCAGGTTCCCATTGCGGTCGGTAATCAATTCAACGTTTGAAAAGCACCATTTTGTGACACTGTTGTTTTGATAGATTAAATTACTGTCGCGCAAATCTGACATCAACGTTTGAATTGGAACACTCAAGGTTTTAAAGCCTTGAATCGTAGGAATTTGGCAATACTCCCTTGAGAAACCAATGGCATCCATCTCGTCTACAAGATAGGTTGCAGACCATGGATCATAGTGGATGAATTGGTAGATCCATCCGTATTTCTTGACATTCGCAGCAAAATAGTTTGCGATATCGTGATAATCAATTGCGTTGGTACCACTAATTCGAACCAAACCTTGGTCAATCCATTTGACCCATGGTACGGAGTATCCGCCACGCTGCTTGGTTTGCGCTTCAAAGAAATTCTGAGTAATCCAATACATGGTAATCGCAATTCTTTTGTTCGCTTCTTTATCAAATAGCAGCGTATTCGCTGCCGTCATATCGGTCGTGCGTGATAAGTCGTATGCTCCGATGACAATCGCGTTTTTCAATTGCAACAACTTCTCTTCCGGATAAATTTCATCGTTGCGAATGACCTCGTAAGGTAACCAACTCTTATTCTGCACACCTCTTAAGTTAAAGTCTTTTGTTCGCACTGTTGGCGCAAAGGATGTGTCGGACGCCATCTGTAGCACATTATTACGAAGGGCTTCAATTTTCTTGATCGTGCCAAGACCAGGGTTCGCCTTGGGCCACATCTCTTCATCATAGATTTCTTCTGGATCATCTAGTTCATAGATAAGCGGCATAAAGTAATCTGCTTCAATTACGCCATTAAGAATGTCTTCAGAGAACTTGTACATATCGTCGTACAATCCTTCTCTTACAAAACCCGATGTAGTTATCATCGAGATAATCCACTCATCTCGCGTGGAAGTTGCCTGTTTGAGAACGTCATAGATCAACCTGGACAATTCGTGAACTTCATCAATAGCAGCGCCGGAAACATTCAGCCCATCATGGGTGCTGACGTTACTCGACAGAACAACAAATTTCCCGTTGCCAACTTTCGTTTCAATAATCGGTGCGGGATTGCTTTTCGCCTTGAGGTATTTTCGTAGGAGTGCCGATTGGCCAATCATAGCTTTTGCTTCTTCCCACAAATGTCGAGCTTGTGCCATGGTTGTAGCAGCAGCATAGACTTCAGCACCTGGTTGATCAATAAGCGCTAGGTATAACCCTAGCGCAGCATTCTCTGTACTCTTGCCGTTTTTACGACCACGTGTATCGAAGATTTCACAGAATCGGCGCTTACCACCTTCTCGGTACACGACTCCGAATAACGTTTGATACTTGGCTTTTTGAAACAACTCTAATCGTAATGGTTTGCCTGCCCAAGGGGCCTTTGACTGCTTACAGAATTCTTCAGCAAAATTGATAAAGACTTCGCTGAGTTCTTCATTAAAGCGATAGACTGGATGCTGATCAAGAATAATGGGTTCTATGAATTTGAAATAGAACTGTTTGACTTTCTTGGATGTGATAATCTCTCCTGAACGGATTTTATCAATGTATTCTTTGATATAATTCATTGGCTTGCCTCTCGTTTACGCCGAAGCAGCTCCGAAATTCCGTCTTCTTTTTCAACCTTATGGAGTTGAATTCCCATTCTTGCTCGGCCAACTGGAGTTAGACACAGCTGCTCGGATTGTTTGGCAATAAGTTTACTTTGCCGATCCATCATGTCTAGTAATACCGTTGCGCTATCACCAGCAATTTTCTCAGGGCTGTTTTCAATAATTTCTTTGTAAGCATGTTGCGCAGCATCGTAAGCAGCGACCGCTTCGCAATAAACAATAAGGGCTCGTTGGTCAAGGTCCGACAAAATGGAAACTTTCATTTGGTCATACAGTCTCATGACCCGCTTCCACTCTTTTTTAGCCGGCTTACTAAGCTTGCCAGGACACTTGAGAGTCTTCTCAACCTCAAGTTTGTTCCAGGACTCGGTCCGTTGATCCAGTACCAATTTCGATAGTTTTTGCACATTATTATCCATCAATAATGGTGGTTTTGGTTTCCTTCCTGGCATTCATTTCACCTCCTTAATCATCAAATAACAAAAAGTTATAAAGTTATACTTTATAATCACTTTCTCTATTAAAACCGATAGAAAAGTATCACTTTTAATCTCAAAAAACGGAAAAACGTAAAGATTTTC